ACTAAAAGTAGTCTTGATTAGTCTTTCATCTTCTACTTGACTCGCATCAGAAAAGCTTTCAATTTGAGTTCTAAATCTCATCTTTCCTGGTTCACCCCAATATGCTCCGTCCGAATAATTAATCTTCTCTACAATTGAATTCATTTGTTCAATAAATGAAGTCCATACGGTAAATTCATATGTTAAGTTCATATAATCTGGCATAGCCACATTATAGTATTCACGATTAGGTTCTATGTTTTTTAAAACTGAAAACTTATCAAATCGATTTGTTTGTGAATATTTCTTTTGAAAAGAATAAAATAGTTTAGGGTCATTAGCGTCTAATTTATCAATCGGCATATCTGTATTACGAGTCATACCTGTTCGTTTATAAACTATTAACGGAACTATTATTTGTCTTTTTTTATCTCTTAGAAATCCTTGTTTTGTGATTTGGTTCCACCTCTCTGGTGATGCGTAAATACAAGGAACGGTTACTTTTTCTTTATTGACTTGAACTTGTGGTTTTATTACTTCGTTGAAGTAATACATAATAGCAGAGTCCATATCTACTAATCCAACTGATAAATTTTTTACATCATCTTTTACATCAGGTGAATTACGACTAATCTGCTCTCCACGATTGAAATCTTTTCTTTGACTTCTTGGTATTGGTTTATTTCTTGCCATTAGAATCCTCTATATTCTTCTAAGTTATTGGTTGGCATTCTTACTAAATGTCCTTGAACTACTATTGAGTGTGATTTATCAGGGTCCCCACCGACTAATTGGTTTTCATTATATGACTTTACTTCAAAATAACCCTCGTTCCATTTCAATATGTCGCCAATATCTGGTCTTAAATCTACTTCAACTAAGTATGCTCTTTGAAATGCGAACGAAACATTTTGTGTATTGTCTGCACCAAAGTCTGTATAATCAAAATTAAAGTCCTCAGCGTTTACTATACAAGGTAGTTTAACTCCTTGTTTGTAAACTTTACCTTCCGATGCTTCTCCATACATATTTGTTTCTGTATCATAAACTGATACGCGATACAAGATAACGAACTGGTCGATTATTCCGCAGTCATCAATATTAGGTTCACCTACAAGTTCTCTATTGAACTTTTCAAAGGTGGCTAAGTCTTTGTTTCCATAAAATCTTTGTGGCATTTGATTATCCTATATAGATTGGGTAAGGAACTTTACGAAGTGTTTCTTGTTGAAACTCTCCCTCATCTCTTTGAGCTTCCATAAGTGCCTTACGACTTGTTTGTTCTAAATTTTCTCTCAATTGTTCTATTAATTGTTCTTTTTCAGCGGTCGCTTCTGCTCTTAATGTATCTCCGTCCATTGAAACTTCTGAATTTGGAATAGGGATTGTTCCGTATTTAGAACGAACAATACCTAATAATTCTTTTGCTAATGCTAATGTGTATTTTCTTATCCATTGTTTACCAACATCATTGATATTTGAGTATTTCATAAAGTCATAATTAACATTAGAGTAATCAGATACTATTGTATCATCATTTGAACCACTAAATCTTGTTCTTAATGGATTATCTCTATCACTTGTTAACACATAATCTACCCAAACTGAACCTGATTCTGTTGGTATTGGGAATATTCTCATATTATTATTTTTAATATCAAAAGAATATGCTGATTTTCTAATCTGGTCATTAAACTCAATGGCTTGTATTCTCAACAAATCTGCATAGATTGGTTGTAATACAAAAGTTATCGCTGGTGAATAACTACCAAATCCAAATCCGTCCAACATATTGTATGTTCCAAAACCTGTTGAAGCGTATGGGTCAAAGTATCTTGTAACCGCTGGTCTAGCTTCATAATGAACTCTCTTAACTTCAATAGATTCTCCTGATTCACTCGCCTCACTAACTAATGAATTTAAGTTATAAGTTTGACTACCTGAGTTTATTGAAACTCTTGTTCTTTTATACTCAGTAGTTCCACCAACTTGTGCTTCTGAACCATATTCTTCTGATATGAATATGTTTTCGCCTAATGTTGGCTTTACTCGTCTGTGTGTAAAGTTTGAACTTGTAGATTGTCCCTTTAAGTGAAATAAATTATCACGAATATTGAATTGATTAACTTGCGCACCATATTCTGATATTGATTCTTCAAAACAAGCATAAAATTGCGTATCTTGAAGTTCAACATCCATAATTGGATATCCAAGTCTTTGAGCACACCATTTCGCTACTTGTGGGCCCTCTGTTTGAAATTCTGAGTCGGTATCGTATAACCCAAATGGTGTAGAACCACTATCTTGGTGGATAGCAGAACCACTACCTGGCCATATTGCTTCTTGAGCCATTAAAATCTCCTATTAATAGTCTATTTGTATATACAATAATAAATATAAGAATATGAAAAAACCCCTAATTTCTTAGGGGCTTTTTCTTAGTCACTGTTAATTTCTAATATCAACGATATTAAATCATATCAACGTCTGCTACTACGACTTTACCATAGAATTCTGGTCTAACCATCTTCTTAGCGTATCTTGTCATTACACCTTTACGTGGCGTAAAGTTTTTAGGGTCGTAGACAAGTGGTGTCATAATTAACGGTACATATGGTGCATAAACCGCCCCTGTTTCAAGGAAGTTCTGTCCTCTAAATCCGACAAGGATTTGATTCTCTAACATATATGGGTTTTTGTACACTGTGTATCTGTTATTTAAAGCACCTACTTTTTGAACACCCATTGCGAATTGATTTGTAGTCGCTTCACCTGTTGTGTCTGCTGCGTATCCAGGAATTGACTCTATGATTGTTGCTGTTTCTGGTGAAACAACTAAGAAGTTTGCACCTCCTCTTAGAGTTTTCTGGTGGATTGCGTTAGATACTGATTGTATTTTGTTTCCAAGTGTTTGGAACCAAGTACCTTTGGTGTAAGCATTTGACTCACCTGACACTTGTGTAAATGTGTTATTTACTGCGTCGTGTTCAAATCCTACTTTCGCTGAATAGTATTCTGTTTTAGCTGAAGCGTTAGCCATCAACATATCAAGAATTTCTAAGTCAATTTCCATAGAAATGTACTCAGAAAGTAATGATGTTAATTCTGCTTCTGCGTCAACTGAGTGATATGCATTTAAGTCTTGTGCAAGTTCTGGTGTCCAGACTGCTTTTAACTTACGAGTTTTCGCAATGATTGGAATACTCTTTAATGCGATATCTAATTCAGGAATATCAATGCTGTCTTCTGGGTTAGCATCTATGTTAGCTGCTGATGCCTCAAAGTCAGTTCTTGAATAATCTGTTGTTGGTTGTTTATGGAACTTAACTGTTGCATTCACAAGTGCTGCTGTTCCAGATTTTCTTACAATAAATGTAGTTTCTGAATCTGCTGCGCTATGTTTTGTGTATGCAGGGAAGAACTCATCAAAACCAGAACCAGATACTGTGAATGCTCTCACACCATCTTTGTCTAAGTTTGATAGAGCTGCGTCTGCTACAACAAGTTTGATAAGTGCATTGTCTGCATTATCTGCGATAGCTTGTGATGCTGATAATTCTGGTTCATAATCAACGTCTTCCCAGTCTACGGAACCTGTGCTAAAGTTTGAACTGTTAGCTGTTCCACCGATTGTTAAAGCGGCTGATGTGTTGTCGTTGATTGAGTATCCAAATTTACCTGCTCCGTATAAACCGCCACTCGCGTCACCTGAGCCAGATGTATTACCATATACATCTCCGCCGTCTGCGTGGGCAGCTGTTTGGTCTGTTGAGTATTTAAAGTCAAGGTAGAAAATAAGACCTGAAGGTAAGTTCATAGGTTGAACTGACACAAAGTCCTGAGCTGCGATTTCACCAAAAATTCTACGAACTAATGGTAAAGCTACACCGCTCCACTCTTCTGCGTTTTGTCCACCAGTAACTGATGCTTCTTGGATTAACTGACCTGCTTGGTTTTCAAGTAGGACTGCCATTCCGTGTCTTTTTGTTTCATCTTCAAGACCTTCTAAAAGACCTGTTGGCTCCCATTTAGTGACCAACTTACGAGTTTGTTCTAATAATTGTCTTTGTGGATTGTATCCGTCCATCAAAGATTCAATTGAATTTAATTTACTCACGGTTAATCTCCTTATAAGATATTAGCTAATTTCTTGAATCTTGCTTTTAACTCTTGTCCTTCTGACAATACTGCTTTAGGTTTAGTTGAACGAACCGGTTTTGATGCTGAACCTTTCTTTACTGACTCACTAATTCTATTTGAAGGTCTTTTAAATGATTCTGCTAATGTAGCGTAAACCAATTTAACTTCTCTTAGGTTTTTAGTTCTGTCAAAAGTTTCAACAACTTTTAATTTCTGGTTGTTGTTCAATCCAAATGCTCTAAATAGTTTGTTAGAAAACAATAGTTTTGCATTCAAGAGATTAACTTCGTTTAATTTACTTCTCATAAAGTGTATTACTTTACGATGTTCTTTAATTTCTGCTTTGAGTTTTTCATTCTCTTCCGCGTCTTCTTCTTCTTTGTCTTCTTCAGTAAGAGCTCTTAGAACTTCGTCTAAGTCAAGGTCTTCCTCGTCTTTGTCTTCGACTTCTACTAAGTCATCAACAGTTTCGTGGTCGCCAAGTTCATCACCGGCTTTTTTGTCAGAACCTTCTGATTCTGGACCTTGTCCTACTTTTGAAGAATCACCTGCTGCTGGCGCGAGTTTGTTGTCTGCTTTTCCGATTTCAGATGATACATCGTTTTCGTCCATAGTTTCGTCTTCTTCTTTATCTTCAGACTCATCTACTTTCTCTTCTTCATCTTTATCTTCCATTTCGTCAACTTGGTCCTCGTCGTCAAGGTCTTTTTCAAGTTCGGCAAGAACTGATTCAAGGTCAAGCTCTTCTTCGACATCATCGTCTTCTTCGTGCTCACCCTCTCTCATTTCTTCTGAGTCTTCTGTTTCCTCAGCGTCTTCCGCTTCGTCCATTTCTTCCTCATCTTTATCACGCATTTCTTCGTGCTCACCTTCTTCGTGCTCACCTTCTTCGTGTTCACCTTCCTCTTTGTTTCTCATTTCTTCTGAATCTCTCATTTCTTCAGCGTCTTCTGTTTCTTCTTTGTCGTGCATTGCTTCTTCTTTATCGTGCATTGCTTCCTCAGAATCTCTCATTTCTTCTGCGTCCATTTCTTCTTCAGCGTCCATTTCGTCCTTGTCGTGCATAGCTTCTTCCATTTCTTCCTCATCTTTGTCTTCCATTTCGGTTGCTATTTTCTTTGACAACATAGATTGTAAACGTGGTGTGAATGCTTCCTCAAGTGCTATTTTAGCGTTTGCTAATGCTGTTTCACGAACTGCTTTGGCATCCGCAATAGCTTCTCTTAGTAAATCATCCATTGTTATTTCTCCGTTTGGATTCAATATAGTTATTTGGAACTATAATATAGTTTTATTGATTTACACTATATGATTGTACGAATGTACATAGTGTATTTAGTTTCGTATATATAAATATAACGAACTGAAAAAATATCACACAAAGTGTGTATTTATTTTAATCTTCTTGATTTTTTAATTTTTCGTATTTGGTTCGTAGTTTTGCTTTATTTCTTTGTTCTCTTTTAATTGCCGACGGCTTTTTATAAAAAGAACGCTCTTTC